GCCGGCACCAAAGCCGTCAAAAGAATCTTCTTTCTCATGTCCATCCTCCTAATTGTCCCGGCCCATGAACAGCAGGCACATGCAGATCGCGCCGAATGAACCGCCCGCTATGAACACGGCCAGATAGATCGCTACGTCAATCATGTGATTGTCAGCAGGCTCGCCGTCACGTCGATCGTGAAGGTCTCCCCATCCGCAAGCGTGATAGAGCTGCCGTAATCCCAGTACCCGATCAACTGGTCATCGGTTGACGTGTCGTTATACAGCAGCACATACCGGAAGGGCCCGATACCGCCCGCCGTGGCCGTGATGACCACATCCGTCGTGCAGGCCAGCGTATAGGTGCCGCCGGATTCGGACGACGACGCGATGGTGGCATTATGGCCGCCGGTCGTGTAGCCGTTGGCCGCCGCCGGGGGCGGGTGCGCCGATCCGGGCAGAAACCCCGTATCCGATGCCGCCGTCGGGGGCGTGTTGGTCAGGGCGAAGCGGAGCTGATCCGAACCGAGGTTGTGCTTCTTCTCAGCCAGCGCCTCCAAAAACTTGTTGAATTTAACAAATGCCGCCATCTCTCATTTCCTCCTTGATTGCTTGTTTCCTTATCCCGGCACCACTCTTCCCCAGACCGGATACCGCTCGGAACCGTCCGGATTCCGCGCCTGCTTCAACCATGCGTTGACTTCTTCCGGGGTCGGGCTGTGGCATACCCCCAGCCATTCCGCCGCGTCCTGGTCGATCAGGGCGAGCTTGCCGATATGCTCCGAACAGAACTGGTGCTTTTTACTCTGGAGCCAGTCCCATCCCAAAAACTGCCCAACCACGCCCAGAACGTCATACCGCGTTGCCCACTTACCTTTCGACAGGCAGCCATTGATGACCTGTGTCAGCGTGTCCCGCTGGGCCTGCGTCCATGTCGGACACCAGAACAGCTTGAGGCTGTTGACCTGGAACGACTTGGCATCGGCGGCGTGGAACCACCATGACTGTGTCGCGAATTTCCCCGGCGCGTACATCCACATGAAGTGGCTATAAAAGGACTTCGTTACCATCTTGATCAACAGCCCGAATGCTCCGCGAAGGTTGTCGGATATAACCATCATCGGCAACTGCTCCGGCTTGACCTGATACAGGTCATCCAGCGTGTAATAGGTCGTGTCGTCTATCCGTGGTGTCATTTCGCCTCGAAGTCGCCGCCAGTAGTCTTGTCCTTGAAAAACATCCCGATAATTCCCATTACGGCCAATCCCGCCGCCACGATCTTGTCCACCATTTCAGGGCTGATCGTCACGCCTGCCGCCGTCAGCAGGGCGATGATCCCCCGCCAGGTGCTTGCCTCTTTAAGCCTGTCAATGATGTATGTCGCCATTATGCCACCCTTTCCTGCCGCACCCTTACCCTGATCACCCTGGCCAGGGTCAATCGCGTACTTCTGGCAGAACGCCTTGAATCCATCCCTCTGGCCGTGGCCGTTGACCTCGCACCAGAGTCGCAGCAGGTCACATGACCACGCATCCCACCCCAGAGCAGCGAAGGCGTCACGGACTTGGCCAGATCATTCGGCTCCCCTCAGTCTCTTCATGCACTCTTCAATCGCCAGGTACATTCTCTGCGAGATTTCAAATGAAGAACTAAATACTTTGCCCATGTTCCACAGGTCGATAATCGGAACCAGCGCCGCACGGAGCATGGAGATTTCTGCTCGCAAATCGGCCAGCTCCTGCATCGCGACCGGGTTCCCATGGCACACATCGTCTATGTCAAGATATTTTCCCATCGCGCATTTACCCCTCCATCTCCTTCATGACTCGTTCGTAATAGTTGCGATCACCTTTGCTTTTTGCATCCTCTCGCCGCGCATTACTGCACCACCAATGAACAACATGTGTCAGGATAGAGGTTGGTAATCGTATATGAGATGTTATCGCTAACTGTTTCGCTTCCCGTCCACACAGGACCGTATGGTTTCCACGGTTGCCACGGATCAGTCGATGGCAGATATGGAGTGTACGGCACATACACCGGATAGGACGTACCCTTCGCGGCAAGCAGTTGTCTCTGGAGTTCGATGATCTGCTCCAGTAGCGCGATCTGCTTTTTCAATGCCTCTTCCATGATGCCTCCCTGTTTTAAGTAATTTTGGAGGGGCTGACTACGGAATCGAACCGTTCACCGTCTTTTCCGTTTTCCGGCATGGCCAGTGCCGTACTCCGCTACCAAAAGACAGACTCCACCCGAGGCCCCTAAATGTCCTTCTATTGCCCCACCACCACCGGATTGACTACCACGGGTTCAGGGCTTGGCACTACCACGACTTCTGGCTTTACAACCGTCGGCGTAGAAGTCGCGTCTGTCGGGCCTACCTGACCCAGACTGCCGCCCGATTGTGTGACGTTGCTGGTCGTGCCTCCAAGGATTTTGACCGACGATCCCTGGCCGTACATGTTGTAATTCGTGCCGCTGGTCCAGTATTTGCCAAGCTCATGTGTCGTCGCCCAGATGCCGCCGACTCCAATCAGCCCTGCGGCTACACCCGTAAAGGCTGGTATCCACGGAGCCGAATAGTCGACCTGGCGGTATTGAGGCATCAGCGGGCCTTCCTTCGGATTCGGAGTCGCATAGACCGTGATCGACGCGACGTTTGAGAAGACCATGTCCTTCGTCGGGTCCATCGCCCTTATTTCAAGGATCGGCTTCTGCGGTGCAGCCTGCGCCTTCATGATGTCGGCGGTATATTCATAGTACGCGATTTCAGCTTCTAACATCGCGGCAGAAGGCTGGCACCCAACCAGAGCGAAAATCATCAAGGCCAGCAATGCAAGTTTTCTCATCTGAAGTCCTCCGGTTTCAGGCACCCGATCAGGTACATCAACATCACACCAGACCATACAACCCAGAACGAAACGGTGATCAGATATGCCCTCATGCCTTCGCCTTTTTTGACCCGTTCAACTCAAAATGCGGATAGTCCTTTGACCGCGCATAATTTCCTCCCCACCGCAGACCCAACTTGCAGCCAATCTCCCCGGCCTTCTTCCATGCCGGATCGGAAATGTCCCAATTCAGCTTACCGTTTTTCAGCAGCACGATGTCGAACGCCTCACCGTCGATATGCTTGCTTTTCAACGTCCATGTGACGATTGGCCCCGGCTTGCTGCGGCCCTGGGCATAGAGGGCTTCCTGCTCGGCCTTGGTGCGCCTCGTGCATGTGCAAATCCACGGGATTCCGGCCTTGTCCATCTCGGCACAGAACTCCTTGTAAATCTCCCGCATCTCCGGTATCAATCCGCTAACGTCTCGACGGGCCATTCTGCTGCCTCAACTCCTTCTCGTAGCGCCTAATCTGATCGTCGCGGACTTCCTTCATTACAGTGCGGATCTCGGTCAGACTTTCTGTAATATAAGGAACTTGTGTTTCAAACTTCGTGAGGCGGTTCTCATGGTTCATCATTGAAATAAACATGAACCCGTATATCCCGATAATGACCGTCAGAACCGCCCACCATTTCACCGTCAACGTGCTTTCGCCGATGCTACCTCCGCGCTGGTCAGGCATTTCCGTCACCCATTTCATCTCCGCATCCTCGGAAGAGGATCTCAACGGTCTTACTCGATCACGCCCTGGCCGAAGATGCAGATCGCGCCCGCGCCGCTGGCGTCAACCGTCAGGGACGTAGCCGCCGTCAACTCCAGAGGCGGGTTGAAGGTCCATTGCATGGAAGTGTTCGCCGCGAACGCCACCGGACCGATGAGCGCCGTCGTCACCGCGCCTCCCGTTTCGCCTGCCCCGATAGTAATAGATATAGCGTTGGCGCCGTTGTTGATCGTCAGGTGCCTGATCTTGATCGCCGTCCCGGCGGCCGGGGCCGCGATGATCTCCTCGCAGCCGGAGGCGTCGGCGGAGGTCGCGTTTTTGATCCAGCCGACTTTCGTCGCCGGACTCGTCACCGTGATTGCCATGGTTCAATCCTCCAGCTTACGCCCGGTTCGACCAGATCTTGATGTAGTCGATATAAAGGCTGCCGACGCCCGTCCCGGTTTCCTTGTGGGCGAACATGAAGGGCTGCGTCACCACGTTGGAGCTGTTGCTCATGTCGAAGGTGGTCCCGGCCCCGACGCGCGCGCCGTCGATGAAGAACTTGACGGACGTGATGTCGGTGAAGTCGATCCGGTAGATGTTGTATGTATCCAGCACGGCCGTGATTCCGGTCGCGATGGCATCCTTGTCCGTGGAGGCGTCGTCCGTGTGGATCGTGCAGGCCAGGCCGCCGTCGAACAGGAAGAGCGCGTGAACCGTCGGGCCTGCGTCCGCCTCGGCGATCGGCCCCTCGACATAATTGTTGGTCAGGCCGAAATACAGCTCCGCTTGCCCGGTCGGAGCGGTGTGGACGGCCGCCCGGAACTCGACGATCGGGCCGTAATCGAGGTTGATGTGAAGCGAATCCGCCATGTAGAGGCCGGATTCCTGCTTCTCGTTGGTCGCGTCGAGGTTAAGCGAGATGACGCCGTTGGGCTGGTCGCCCACGATGGCCGGGGCCGCCGTTCCGCCGGCGCTTGTGTCCTTCACCGTCCAGCCGGCGATGCCGGAGCCGACCGTCTTGATGACGGAGCCCTCGAAGTCGTCAACGAAATGGAAGGGGTACATCGCCAGCAGCGTCTCGAAGGTCACGCCGTCGTAGAAGACCTGTCGGCCCGTGTTCTGCCAATTGTATTCGCACTTTGTCCTGCTCATGTTCATTCTCCTTCGCCCCGGAGGGGGCGCCCGGCCCCGTTAAGGGCCGGGCAAAGGTCAAAGGGGTTAAGATTACGCCAGCGCCGTCGCGGACTGGTTGCCCGTGTAGCGCGGCTCCAGGATGGCGATGACGATCGCCTGGCCGGTCGCTCCGCCCGGATCGGTGAAATCGAGGGTCAGCCATTCCTCTCCGTTGGCGACGTCCATCTGCGCCCCGTCGATCTCCACCACCAGCAGATAATTATCGTATGTGCCGTGGGTCAGCGTCAGGCCCGTGGCATCGCACAGCTTCCAGTCCGCCAGGACATCGCAATTCGCGGAGGCCTGCGCGGCGGAGCCGAAGGCATACCGGAACTTCAGGGCGCTCGTGCAGGCCGCGTCCGTGGCGCCGGAGTAGGCGATCAGGACGGGGCTGGCGGTCCCGATGTCGTAGAGCTGGATCAGGAACGTCGCCCGGTGGTAGTTCTTCATGTTGATGGAATCGCTCAGGTTGCTCGCGGCGGTGTTGAAGTCGATGTCCACCCCCACCGGAACAATTTTGTAATTTTCGATGAATCTCATTTTTTCAATCCTCCTTCAAAAGGTGCAAGGTTCAGGGTTCAAGGTTTAGGCCCGGGTCGCCAGCGTCACGAAGGGGCTGACCGTGCTGCTCCCCTTGTACGGCGTGATGGCGGACGCCCAGCGGGGCTGACCGTCGAAGTAATAGATGAACCGGAACGTCTCCTGGTCATAGATGAAGCTGACGTGAATGCTCATCGCCTCGTTGATGTCGCCCTTGTTGGCCGTGATGTACTGGCTGAAATCGGCCAGGATGATGTCGCCGACGGTGCCCAGGGTGGCGCACTGCTCGATCTCGACGACCGGGGCGCCCTTGATCCGCGTGACGCCGGCCGCGTCGAAGGTCACGAACCGCGGCTCCAGCGCGCCGGTACCGGCGGGGATGGACAGCTCATCGATCTGCGGGTTCGTGTCGCGGTTGATCATCCAGACCATGTTCTGCCGACGCCCGATCGCGCGCGCCCACATCTTGGAGAGGTTTTTCGTGACGATCGTCGCGGCGGCCTGCCCGGTCTCCTTGGAGACGGACACTGTGCAGCCGGCATTGACGACGCCCAGCGGCTCGCCCGCGCCGGAGCCGTTGATGACCTGGTCCTGGCACTTGAAGGCGAACTCCTCGCCGAAGAGCTGCCGCATTTCCTGCCCCAGGAACGTGACGTTGGAAATGATCTCGCCCGAGGCGTAGTACAGGCCGGTCAGCTTTTTCGGCTCGATGCGGATCTTGTTGAACTTGGTCTTGGACTGGGTCAGCGATTCCAGCTCCGCCGTGGTGTAGACGCGGACGCCGCCACCACGGGAACCGTTGGCGCGGCTGGTTTCGTCGATTCCGACGATCTCCAGGAACTGTGTCCCCGGATTGAGCGTCCGGGACTGGCAGCGGGAGAGGACCTCGGAGTTGTTGAACCCGTTGGTCATGAGGTCGATGGCCGTCTCCCCCTGCAGGAAGAACCCGCCCTCGGACGGGACGCCGGCGGTGAAGCCGCCCGTTCCGGCCGCCCGGTTCTCCCGGCGGGCCGCCTCCTCAAGAATGACCTCGTGGCGGCGCTGCGCCCTTTCCAGCCGGCTGCGGGCGGCGGCCACGTCGGAGGCGCGGTGGCTGTCCGGACGCGACATGGTCCGGATGTCCATGAGCTGCTGCCCAAGCATCGCCGCCGGGCTGCCGCGGTAAATCGGCTGGTCGGGGATGTGCGTCCTCCCTTCCGGTCCGGCGTCGGGGTCGATGTCGTCCGGTGAAGCGGTCAGCTTCCCGATCACGAAATCCTTGAATTCCGCGACGGTTTTCCCCTCCGAAATGTATCGTGCGCCATCCTCGATCAGGCCGTGTTTCTTGGCAATGGCCATGATCTCGGAGACGCGGGTCTGTTCGGCCTTGACCGCATCCTGTGCGGCTCGCTGCGCCGCTTCTTTCGCCCTCGCGCAAACGGGGCACTCCACGCCGTCATATTCGGCGCCGCAGATATTGCACTTTTTCATGTTGTCTTTTTCCTCCTGTTGTGGAATTTCAATTGCGACTTCTCTTTCCTGCTCCCCGCCGTCCCTGCCGACGCCGACGGTGACATCCGCCGGGACGCTGACCAGGCTGATCTCCAGCGGCTCCCAATCGACCACGCGATAGGTCTCGATGCTGGATTTCCCCCCGTCGGTCGCCTCGGACTTGATCAGCTTCATCTTGAGTACGCTGTAGCTGACCGAGACGTTCCGGCGGATGCTGTCCACCACGTCCTGGAAGATCTCCGCGGCCCGCGCGCTTTTTCCGAAGCGCACCAGCGCCCGCCCTTTGCGGGTGGCCTGATCGATCCAGGATTTCTCGACAACGCCCACCTGGTCGCGGGTGTTGTGGTCCATCAAAAACGCGCCGCCGTCGTTGATCCGGCCCAGGCGCACCTCGTCCGGGTTGTGACCCAGTATTTCAACTCCCCAGTAGCGCTCGTAAGGCTCTTCCGAGGAGAACGACAGCTCCACCGTGCGGGCTTCCAAATCGAAAGTCCGCTCGTCGAAATGCGCCGTGCGGTTCATGGTCCCCATTCGGATCGACCGCATGTCTTTCCTGCGTTTATTCTTCATCCTCTCCTCCTTCTTCCCCGTCGCTCTCCTTCCCGGGCCCGTCGGGCTTCGCGGGGTCTTTTCCGGTCAGGCGTCCGACGGTTTCGCCGAAATCGGACTTGATCCCGTATTTCTTTTTCAGGGCCTCATCCTGGGCGATCTGCGCGTAAAGGTCCTCCAGGTCCATGTTGAACCGCTCCAGGACAACCTGCCGTTCGGTCTTCCACTTCGCGCGGACGCATTTCAGCTCGGCCTCGATGTCCTTTTCCGGGTCCACCCAGTCGTAGGTCCGCCCCCGCCAGTCCGGGGCGTTGAATTTCTCGTATTTGGAATAGGGCAGGCTGGTGCGGTTCGTCAGCAGGAGCATCTCCAGCCAGGAGGCGTACACCTGATCGAGGAAGTCCTCCATCATCCAGCCCTGGATCGTCTTCCAGTTGTCGCGCTCGTCGATGGCGCCGACCCGCATGGAGCTGAAGTTGACGCCCTCCAGGTCGTTGGCCAGGCCGTTGTAGCTGACATTCATCCCGGCGGAGACGCCGCGAAGGCTCCCCTTGATGAAATCGGCATACTGCGCCGTCGGATGATCCGGGGTGTAGGCTGTGAATTTGTATCCCGCCGGCAGCTTCTCGATCTGCCCGGCCTCGACATAGGAAATCGGGTTGCCGGCCTCGTCCGACCCGTCCATGCCGGGATACGCCCCGATCGCCATCGGGTCCGTTTTCTCGTAGAAGCCCATCTTGGAGGCCCCCATGCGGGCGGCGACCACTTCGGCGTATTCGTACTCGCCCACCTGGTTCAGGCGGCGGGCGGCGGTGTGCATCCAGGGTACGCCGCGCCCCTGCGTGGACCGCTGGGGGACGTAGCAATGGATGATCTCGGCGGCAGGGACGCGGACAGATTCCTGCTGCGTCCCGGCGTTGATGGTCATGTATCCGTCCCCGGGGTGCCGGGTCCGCAAATGGTACGCGACGGGGCGGTTCCACTTGTCGTATTCGATGCCCATTCGGATCTTGTTTTTCCCGTTTCCGGCCTCGACGTTGTGGGCCTCGTTGAGCATGTCGCCTTCCAGGATCTGCAGGGCGAACCGCCAGGGGTTGTCGAACCCGCGGATGATCCGCGCCAGGAACTCCCCGTCGCGCGCGACCGTGCGGATAAACAGCTTCTGGACGCCCAGGAACGACAACCGGCCGTCCACGGTGCAGTTCCCCTTGCGGCCCCAGCGCCACCACTCCCACTCGATCAGGTCGTTGGCGACGCGGTCATAGGTCCCGTTCGGGTCCCTGGCGAGGTTCTTCAGGGTGAATCCGGCCCGGCCGACCACGTTGACCTCGCACATCTTGAGGTACTTCTGCGCGTAATCGTTGTTCCGCTCCAGCTCGCGGGAGCGGGCGCGGGCCGTCACAAGGGAATAGCGCAGCTCCGCGTCGCCGGTCGTCACGGGCGCGCGGAAGCTGCTGGTCAGGTTGTCGATGCGGGCGATATCGTAATCGCGGCGGGCGGCGCGCATGGAGGCGCGGTTGACATATCCGAAACGGGCCAGAAGGTTGTCGATCAACTGCATCGAGTCGGCTCCATCAGATGAAACGGGTCCGGATCTTGTTGCCTGGATTCAGGCCGGCGGCGATCCGGTCGGCCGCCTGTTCGGATTCATACTCCGCCGCATAAAGCGCCTTCATCCTCAACAGATCTAAAATGGGCATTTTCACGATGCTGCGGCCGGAGATGCTGTACTGCGCCACATCGGAGGTCGCGCGCCCCTCGAGAACGGCTTGGATCGCATCCAGCATTTTTTTTGCGTGGCTGCGGTTGTCATAGAGGGCGCTGCGCCCGGCGATGTTGTCCGTTACGGAGACAACGCCGGAATCGATGGTGTAGCGGGTGGTGGTTTTCGTGGCGACGATCTGCCACTTGTAGTCTCCGACGACGTAAGCCGCCGTTACCGCAGCGGTGGCGGTGAAGCAGAAATCGTCCGGGTCGTCCGTGTCGGCGCTTGCCGTGATGGTGATGGAGCCTAACTGGCCGACGGCGACATATTTCAGCGTCCATCCTTCGGAGGCCTTGATGTCCTCGTATTGGATCTCGCCCGCGTCGTTTTCATAGGCCGCTTCGACATCGCGCCGAATCCAGGTCAGGGTGTCGCCGGCGATGATTTCAAGAGGTTCGGGATGTGCCATTCAGACCCCGGATAAAGTGGTGGCTTGACTGGCATCGACAGTATCACGGGTTTTTCGGGAAAAACGCAGACGGGACGATTCTGAACAGAGAAAGGGTATTGTTTGAACAGAAAAAGGGTATTGACATGGTTTTTATTTCACTCCGCGTCCTCGGGAATCTTCTTCGACGGCTTGCCTGTCCCGGCCCGGAAAAAGGCCTCCAGATTCTCGGAGTGGGCGCACCATTTGCCGTCGATAACCACGGCCGGCAGGCCCATCTGAACGAGCGAGTAGAACTTGTTTCTGGACACGCCGAGATATTTTGCGATCACTTCCGCCGTCCAGAGGATATGCTTGCTCTGACAGTCCGCCATTATTTCCGAAACCATCCCGTCTTCCGCTTCAGGATCCCGCCTTCCGGGCGCTTGCGGGCGGGATCGGCCGCGGGCGCGGCCCCGTCGCCCGCCGAACGGGATGCGATGAGGCGCAGTCCTCCGCCGGGGAACTCCATCTCGACGCAGGCCGCCGCTAACGTCTCCGCATCCAGGAGGTGATTCGGACGCTGGTGGACGTTCACCCACTGCTCGCGGCCCTTTTCGTCAAGCTCCTTGCGCTCCGCCAGGATCTGCCGGGCGTAGTCCATGCCCGTGTCGGCGTGGAGGAATCCGGCGCCGGGCAGCTCCCGCGTGTCGGCGGCGGAGGCCATCTGCAGGCGATAATGGTACTGGTCCTTGGCCTTGTCCGTGTCCACGGAGAGGATGCGGATCCCGGCGGGGAGCTTCTTGCCGGAGGCCGTCGTCAGGTTCTCCGGGCCGAGCTTCAGCATCCCCGGCAGCGGCGCGCTGGCGCCCTTCGTCCCCCAGAGCGAAACGCCGCCACGGCCCCGGTTCTGGATGATCCAGAGGTAGGTCTCCTCGGTCATCGTCATGTCCTCGTACTTCCCCGTGCCGCCCGTATCGACGGCCGCCCGGAAAATCCGCATCGTCTTGCCTTCGCGGCCGGCCACTGGGTAGGAAGTGTCGTAGACCAGGCGCTCCACGTCCTCCCAGGTCGCCAGGAACCCGTAGTGGATCAGCCAGCTCGTGAGCGAGGGCGACCAGGCCCGCACGGCGAACCAGAAGCCGTCCTTCTGGACGTCCACGCCGCAGGTGAGCGCGACGGCGGCCTCCGGTACGGTCTGCTGCGGGACATCGCACCGGGCGGAGAGGATCTGGTCCTCGTTCTTCGAGACAACGACCATCTTCCACGGCTCGGCCAGGTGCTTGTTGTGGAAGTCCTTGAACTTCGCCATGTCCGTCAGCCCGCGCAGGAAGGACGCCGCCACGGCGGAGAAGGAGACGAAGGGCGAGATCCACGACGGGATGTGGAATCCGATCTTTACGGGCCGCCTGTCCCGCAGGTACTCCCCGATGGGCTGCTCCGTCTCGCGGTCCCGCCAGCGGCCGCGGCGGACGGCCAGGTCGCGGTCGTAGTCGTTCCACTCGGCGGCGCAGTAGGGGCACTCGTACCAGGCCAGCTTCTCCGCCTCGATCGTCTCCGGATCCTCGGAGTGCCGTTTGCCGTCCGGACCCGGCTCCTCCTTGTGCGCCCACTTGATCTGCCCGAAGGACATCCGGTGCTCGTGGCCGCAGGTGGGGCAGACCACCCAATAGTCGAAGACCGCCTGGGCCTCGGTGGTGAGGGCCCTCCAGATATTTCCCGTTTCCGTCGTCGGCGTGGAGATCTTCCAGATCTTCCGGTTGTGGCGGAAGGTGGTCGTCCGCGCCTCGCCCAGGGAGATCGGGTCCGCCTCCCGCTTGCCGGCCGTGTCCGGGTACTTGTCCACCTCGTCGAAGATGAGGAAGCGGATCGGCTTGTTGGCCAGCCGCGCCGCCGAGCGCGCCCAGGCCATATAAACCGGCATGTGCTGGAACCCGATCCGCAGGATCGAGGCGTCGTCGTCCTGGCCGGTCAGGTAGCCGCGAAGCCGGGGCGACTTCTTGATCATCGGCATGATGCGGTCCTGGGAGTTCTCCTTCGCCGTCAATTCGTCGGGGTAAACGCACAGGGCCGGCCCCGGGTCCCGGTCGATGGCGTAGGCCAGGCAGTTCAGGACTGACTCCGTGGCGCCGACCTGGGGGGCCTTGCAGAGGATGATGGTCTGGACGGACGGGAAAAACGACGAATCCATGATCGCCTTAAGATAGGGCGTGGTGTCGTTCCGCCAGCGGCCCGGAAGCACTGACATCGTGACGTATCGGTGCAGTTCCGCCCAACGAGAAGCCGGGATCGGCTTTTGCTTCCGAAGTATTTTCCGCTCCGCATCGCTGAAGCGGATGAAATGGCCGATCTGCCGCCCCGGCGCCCGCAGCGATGGCGGGAGGTAGGGCGCGCTTCTGGGGATGCGGATCGTCAGCATTTCTTGTCCTTGCAATGCCCGTCGTATTCCTGCATGTCGCAGCGGTAGTCCGCACGGACGCGGCAGTCCTTCAGCCTGTATTCCGTATCCATGTTCATCTGAAAAGCGCCGATGACGCCACACAGGCCCTTTGCCTGGGACGGCACCACCGCTCCCGGATCCAGGGGCGTGAAGTGAACGCACCTCTCGCAGTTCGCCGCGTCGCACGTCGATCCCTTCCGGTAGCGGATCTCATCTTTGATCTTCAGTCTCGGCATCGATCCCATCGGCTATATCCTCATAAATAGACACACGCTTGTATCCTCCTATGATCTTAAAGACGATGACATTGACATTGCGTGACCTACTCAAAGCACCCGCAGCGTCTACCGCCTCCCCTTCTGTTGGATGCTTCCACTTATAACTATATTCCCCAACGTTACCGAGTGGCATTATCCCGTACATCGGCTGCCTCCTCTCTGTGAGTAAGCTGTAGGAGCTGGTTGACGACCGGCCAAGGTTCCCAAATGTACATTTCCTAACTGTGTTCTCTGATAGGAACTTCAACGTCGTCCCCATACTCTATTGCCCTCATCTCCTCTGCCTTCACCTTCGCGTCGCTAACAATCTTGTGGTGCTGTTTCAAGAGACGGGCGCAGTTGGGATAGGCAGGATTGTTCCAATAAGTACTTGAGACACAAAGGCCACGTATATCTTCCAGAGCCTTTTCCGCGATCCTCAGCAGAGATGCCTTGAACGCAATGTCATCAACCAGACACGCCAATTCCTGATTGTGTTCTCTTTGTTCTTCGGTTTTCATTGTCGTATCTCCTTGGTATCGCTTGTTTTTCGTTCAGCCAGTAAAGTATCTCCAACGCCGACCAGCCGGATATGTACTCCATCAGTCCGACCGTAACCGCAAAGCCATCCCTCCTGTGCT